AATCCACTGGCCCGAACATGGCTATGCGACTTGGCACTGCCTTTGAGCAACCAATCATTGACCTCTGGGAATCCGACAATTCTGACTGGTTGAAGGTTCACAAAACTGGAACTTGGGCATCAACAAAGAATGACAGATTCAAGGCTAATCCAGATGGAATCATTGAATGGGTTGATGGCAGTTTAGGCATCCTTGAAATCAAGTTCACTCGTAATCCAATGAATGAATTGCCTGTTCACTATTACGACCAAGTGATGTGGTATATGCACACTCTCGGTCTTGACCGTGGAATCCTTGTTGCTGTTGCCAATGGTGAAATGGTTGAACATGAAGTGATCTATGACAAGGACTATGCATTACAGCTTGAGGCTAAAGCAGTCGAGTTCTTGGAATGCCTGGATAACCAGATTGAACCTGCATGGGATGGATCTAAATCCACTTATGAAACTGTCCGAGAATTATCCGAGGGCCTACATGATGGAGACATTGAACTTGGTGACCTCTATCCAGAACTTATTGCGGCCAAAGAGAATTACGAGCTTGCAGATTCACAATTCACAGAAATCAAATCCAGAGTGTTGAAACACATGGATGGAATTAGAGTTGGCCTATTCAATACTGAAAAGGTGCTAACCCTTCAGAGCAGAGGTTCTGGAGGACCATATATCGTATTCAAGAGAGGAAGTTAGTCATGGCGTTTGACATGTCTGATTATGTTGATGTAGCCGAGAGGCTCCGACTGTTTAAAGAGAAGTTTCCAAATGGATCATTGCAATGTGAGAATCTTCAGTTCATTGACTTTGCTGGTAAAAGTTGGGTGGTTTATACTGCTGCTGCTTACCGGAGTCCTGATGATACTCGGCCTGGGCATGGCACTGCTTGGGAGCCGGTTCCTGGCACATCTTCGTTCAAGCGTGATTCCGAGGTTATGAATGCAGAGACTTCCGCTTGGGGTAGAGCCATCCTTGCTGTATTAGCTGCATCTACGAGCAAAATTGCCTCCAGAGATGAAGTCCAGAACCGTATGCCTCAAAAAAGCCCTGTGAGCCCCGTAGGAGACTTTCTAGCCGAGGCACACATCCTATTCCAAAAAGGCGATTTAGAAGGCTTGAGAGTGCTTTACAAGACCGCTAAGGCTAAGAAGGCTACACCTGACCTGCTGGCTCAAATTGAGGAACTCGCTAAAGGACTCAAAAAGTAAAATGGCCCTGCCCAGAGAGAGGAATCCGAGCAGAGCCGAGGTGCAACCACCTGCACCCACGATCATGTTACCAATGAAAAGTCAGAGAGGAGATTAGGCGATGTCAGCGAGAGATGTTGGATTGGTTCTAAACCATTCGAGAGCTAGTGGCACGGATAAAGTCGTGCTGTTAGCTATTGCCTGGCACATGTCAGAGACACATCAGGAGGGAGCATGGCCGAGCATCAAACGTTTGGCGATGTATGCCCAAGTGAGTGAGAGAACTGTTACCAGGTCAATTGCGAATCTTGAGGAACTGGGTGAACTTGATGTAGATCGTCATTCGGGTCGCAGCTATGGAGGAGCAAGGACTAACCGTTATTGGACTTTAGTTGATTGTCCGGATGATTGTGACAGGAGCACTTGGCATCGCCCTTTATCGGAATTGGAGCCCACGATTAGACTTGTGGATAACTCCGACACACCTGCCATTCTTGACTTCAATAGGTGACATCTATGACATCAAAGGGTGACATCCGTGACATGAAACACTGACACTGTTGTCAGTTAAAAGAACAATATATAAACAACTTAATAAACAACTTAAATTATAAACAAAAGCCTGTGGAAAACTCCATCGGCAAACCACTAAAAGAGAGGCCAAAACATGGCACATGTAACAGCACAAATCGCAGTCAGCATCACCACCAATGAAGGAACTTGGGCAGGTCGTAAAGTGTCCGGTTGGGAAACATTTCAGATCGTAGTCAAAGGCGAACCAGTAACTAAACACCGCAGCTGGACACTATGGTTTGAATCACCAGTGACAATCGCCAAAGGCGATGTCATTGAATTCAGTGGAGAACTAGGAACCAAAGCTGGAACCTACGAGAAAGACGGCAACACCTATAAGACCGTAGAACACTCTGTGAACAATCCACGCTGGACAACCATCCACAAAGCAGAACCAAAAGACCAGGCAACAGGAATCGTCATCACTGACGGCGACAACCAACCGTTCTAATGGAGATTCGAGTCTTTGGTAATCCTGCACCACAAGGATCTAAAACAGCTGTTGTCCGTGGTGGTAAAGCCATCATGTTTGAGGCATCAAAGAAGTTACCTGAATGGCGTGAAACAGTAATGTTCACATCCAAGATGGCGATGCTAGATGCTGATGGCCCAATTGAAGGACCAGTGAAGGCAGTCATGTATTTCTTCATTGAACCTCCAAAGAGGTTAGTGAGAGAACGCCCAACTACTAAACCAGACTTAGACAAGCTCGTCAGAGCAGTCAATGATGGAATGGTTGATGCCGGTGTTCTCCTGGATGATTCCCAAATTGTAACCCTCTATGCTCACAAACACTATGCCGATGCAGATGAACCTGCTGGAGTAGCGATTACATTAGAACGCCTATGATCCGTGAGACTTGCAGCTGTGGAGCCGAGTTTGAAAGTGACCTACCCGAACAGGTGGCATTAGTAAAGTCTTGGCGTAGGAGTCATAAACACTCCCCACAGAGCAAGGACTCAAGGGAATCACAATCCTTATCCAACACCGAAACCACAGCCATCGGATTCCAGCCAGAACTGCCCGTCTTCAACGATGGAGAGGAAATATAACAGTTTGATAAACATGGCGTGTTGCCTATTGCCTTAGTGCCACCTAGCGAATACCTTGAACATGTGAACACCACCGTTCACCCAAAAGAGAGGCAACAAATGAGACTAATGCTCGGAGCAATACTGGTAACACTAGGACTGTTCAAACTCCGTGAACTAATCGAGACAGATTACCCATTCGGTGCAACACTAACCATCGTGCTGGCCGTCATGTGGCTTACAGAGATTGTCCGTGAATACCACAGGAACCGCAAATGAACAAAACATTCAATGCCAGGACAACGGATCCAAATACATCACACATCGCAGCTGCAAACCTCAACCACATTGGAATGAAACCAGCAGAACTGTTGATTCTAAACATCTTGACTGAAAAGGTTATGACCGATGAAGAACTGGTTGAGACCTATCAAGAAAACGCTAAATACTATACAGGTTTACAGCGTTCCCCATCGGCCATCAGAACCATTCGAGTCAAGCTCTACCGTGACGGCCTAATCCGATGCACTGGCTTAGGTAAATCATCATCCGGTAACCCTGCACGACTATGGACAGCATTGGAGATCTAATGCAAGGATTCTTCTGGAGAGTCGAATGTCTAGCCTGTGGCTGGTGGACTCAAAGCGTAAAAACTGAAGTAGAACGTGCAGTCAAAGAACACAAAGAGAGGTGTCCAAAAAAATGACTAAACCATTCACTAAAGCCCAAACACAAGACATCGCTGAAAAAGCTGCAATCATTGCTAACACAGCATTCGGGTTAGGCAGAGAGGCAGAACGTTCAAAAATAACCCTTTACATCAGGGGTCAGCAATGCGAACAATACCAGGATGTTGGAAACTGCATTCACGATAACTGTGTATTACTAGCAGACATCATCGCCTACGCAAACCAGACAGGACCAACCAATGAATGATGATCTATACAAGCGAGAAACCTGCTTCATCATCTTCAGCACCATAATCGCACTAATCATCATTGGAGTTTCACTCTGGCTATTACAGCAACCATCCTGCTGGAGCAAATACACCACCGAAAGAGAAGCAATCATGCATTGCGAAGGAAAACTATGAGAGACACACTGCCAAGAACCATCTGCCGTTGCGGTAAGAACGAAGGTGACTTAGTCATGTCAAGGGAACACTTCCAAGACACACTTCTAATCCACACCAACGCAGCTAGAGAAGTCACCCTGAACCATGTAATCCAGTTACTAACCCAACAAAAACAAATGTGGTTCAGTCAATCCCTAACCGCTGGAAGTTCAGCATTCTGGGATAACAAAGTCAAAACCACCGAACAACTAATCAAAGAAATAGAGGAACTCAAAAATGGAAACTAACCTATCAACAATGCTCAAGCTTCACAGCAACGCTTTAGTTAACCTAAGCATGGATGGCATCATAAACCACCTAGAGAGCATGAAAGGCAAAGAGGAACCAACCGATGACTACTCCAGAGGCTACCGGGATGCAATGGATCTAGTGCTTATCCAGGTAAGACAAATCAAACACAACTTCAACAATTTGGGAAAGGACAAAGACGATGAATGAACCCATTGAACCGGATGAAACTGTTTGCGACATCTGTGAAGGTGACGGCTGGGTTTACAAGCGTGTGGATGTTGATGCCGAAAAGAAGGTTCCATGCGAATGTGGAATAGGAGCTCCAAATGACTGAATGGATCCACTTAGACGAGTCAATCAAAGGCAGAGTCAATGCCATCAGAAAAGAGAATGAACGCCTAATCAAACTACTAATGCAGATGGGTGTTCTTAGAGAGTCAATGATTCCAGGCTGGCATGTAATCTATACCGAGATGGGTGCAATAGACATTCACCTGGATAAACTAAAGCCCTGTATCAAGCTCTATGCAGTAAAGGGCTACACCTGTGAATGTAAAGACTGTGCCGGTCTGTGTGGCTGCGGATGTGGAGACCTACAAGGAGAACAAACTCATGGCTGAAGATCCATGCAAAGATTGCAACCTAGACACATGCAGATGTGAACCCTACTGTTGCGAAGCATGTGAGAGAGGCGACTAATGGCCCAATGGCATGACAGTCCAGAATGGAAGAAGGCAAGAGCCTATGCCAAGACAGTCCTAGACCCAATCTGTGTTAGATGCAACAAAGACTTGGAAGGTAGTGACTGGACCATAGACCACATCATCCCAAGTGATCCACCTAACCATGACATCAGTAACCTTCAGTCAATGTGCAGACGTTGCAATGGCTACAAGTCCGACACTATACTGAACCGTGTGTCCTTCGTTAGTGACCGGTGGCAATAGTCCTGAATAAATGAGCCGCCAGAATAGCCCTACTACTGCCCTTTCCCAGTGGTAGGGTTTTTTCTATGGATGCCGTTTCAT